TACAAAGTAATGAGTTGATTTAACTTGTTCCGAGTTACGAGCTGCCAATGCCAATGCATCACCACTACCATCTGTAAAGTTAGCAGCTGCTCCTGATAATGCTACAAATAGTTTAAATGCATTATCGCCAGCTACTTCTGATCCGGTTACTGTATTAAATGATGCGCTTCGATTCAATGCATTAGCATCGATTACAGCGATACCCATTTGCGGATACACTAATCCATAGTAATGTGGAGCAGATGAGTTATGGACACCGTTTTCAATTGAACCAGATACTAAATTATATTTTTTACCAGCTTGTCCAACTGATGCATTTGCAATAGATGAATCGTCAATTAAACGTACAGGTCGTCTAGCGCCGGCGCTTAAATCAATACGAACATTAGATCCGGTATGCACATTATTAGCAAACGCAGAACCACTTAGCGGAGCAATATTAATTTCAATGTTACCTTCATCAATACGTTCACGCATTCTTGCACGATTGAAATTGATAATATAGATATGATCGGTATCAGTGCCGCCAATCGAAAACTTCTCGTCATTTGGTTCCAATAGAATCAAACGATATTGTGAATAAACTGCTTTTGACGGAGTATCATTTACTTGGCCACCCTCATCCGCAGAACCAGAACCTAATCTATGACCATAGGCTACAGAGAATTGAGGTGCAGCGCCAACCGCGGTTGAAGCAGATTGAAACACTTCATAATAATAACGTTTCTGCGTACTAGTCTGAGTAGATGATGAGAAGAATGTGGTCAATGATCCGACATCCCCAGAAAAGATTCCTTTAGTTACTGTCTCTTGTTGATTAGCAACAACATCGCCTTCTTGGAATTGAGTGAAGATACGACCAAATGAGGCCAAACGAGCAGCGGCATCACGTTGACGAATAATCTCATCTGCTAACGCTCTTGCTCTGCGATCTAATTCCACTTCCAATGTTAAATCAGTACCGGTAGCTGCTACCGTAGCTGCTCCGCCGGCTTGTCCTAACGCGGTAGGTCCGGGAGTGGCACTAGCACGTGCACTTGCCAATGCTCTAGACGCAGCACCAGCTACACCAGAGGTTCTATTTAATTCGTTTAAAATTTCGCTTAAGGTTGGCATTATGCTATCAAATTATTTTTAGTTACTGTTAAATTAAGAGTTACACGACCACCAGTTTCATTACCAATAATTACAATGGTAGCTTGTTTATCAGCAAGTGGCTGTGATTTCGCAGTGATACGGAATTCTAGTCCTGTTACTGCAACGGTTTGGCTAGCTTCATTATCACCAATAAATGCAGGTACGGATGCTACAGCCGCATTTGGTGCAGTACGAATTACTTCGATGGTACCAATGTCAGAATCGGAAAGAATTGCAGTGTAACCGAAACTAGTATTTCCATTAGGGAAATTCAATGTAGTAGGTGCAATATTAGCAACACCTCCGCGGGCCAATGTAATGCTAGTTGAGCCAACACTTACAACTGGAATACGTACTGTATCTTTTGGTAATGTTACAAGCTTGTATTTCAATACTTGAGTTTCATCAGGTACGGCTTCTGTTACCGGCATATTTTCAATTACAACGCCGTAATATGCAGTACCTAGTGGATGATCTGCATTCCATAAATTATAATCAACTTCATCATCAGATAAAGCGAATTGGGTAATACGGAACTCATCTCGTCCACGGGCTAAAAGTTCACGTCCCTTTTTTGTTAAAATTGCATCAACTGTTATTGATGAATTATCTAAATATCCCATAGTAGACTATCTTTTCAATAAATATTATTCGATACGTAAATTGCCATCTTTTGTTAAGGAGGTAGCAATTATTTGATTTGGATTAGTTTCATAGAATTCAACAACCGGACCTCCATCAATGGTATTGGTAGTTGGAATATTGAAATCTGGGCCGGTTAGTTTACTTCCTAGATAAAATGCATTGGCGCTACCAGCAAACTCATCATCATGATAATCAGCTACCGCTAGGCTTCGACTATAATACATTCCTAATGATGCTGATGCTGCTTTTTGCAATTGATAAGTACGTGTACTTTGTTTAGAACTAGATATCGCAGGCGAACCGTAATAATAAATTACCTTGTCCCATAAATACGATTTTCTTGAATCTAAGATGGTACTACCGGTTGGCGAATATTCTAAAGGATGATTTGATGATGTTATCCATCCACGAACAATGCCACTACCACTACGAATTAAACTGATATGTTTATATTCCGCTGCAGTGAAAGGATCGTTAGTAGCTGGGATTGTATCGAAATATGATCCTTCATATACATTAGAATCTGTGTTGTAATAGCTTTCTCCAAGTACTTGAATATCACTAGAAGCTGATACAATACCTTCGTAATTCGTATATTCAGCACCTAATGATTGTGATACCGGATATAATACAACTTCATATTGCGGTCTAGTTACTTCTGGTCTACGAGTTACTTGTACTTTACTACGTTCTAAGATACCAGGTTCAATTACTATGCCAGATACTAAATTAACACGAACCGGCATTAAGTTTTTCAATGATTCAAAAAACGCAAAATCAAACAATGAAAATACTCTTATAAAATCATTTACATCATTTGAATAACGATATTTCTGCCAATACTTAGTAGCAAAATTACGTAATGTAGTATATTCAGGTTCAAATTCATCCAATGGTAAACCAAAATAAGTATCCAAATTAATTCGACCCATATGGTTGTAAATGTCTTTGGATATTTGATCTTGATATGAAAATGCCACTTGCACTTTGTTACTATCTAAAGGAGCATTGTCAAATGCACTACGTTCAGATCTTGCATCAGGGGCCAATCCATGTACACTAGTATTGGTATCAAATCTAATTTTTTGAGATCTTACATTGGTACCTACGATTTGAGGACCGTACATGTAATATGTCTCTTCATCAGAGTCGTAACTATAACCACTTGCAGGAGATGTCCAACCACTAAACGAGCTAGTCAAAACTCCAAATGATGGATTCGGGTGTGAACTTGATACGAATGTAGTACTGTTATGATCGAATCTACGTTGATCTAAACCTAACGGAAAATAACGGTACAATGTAAAATATGAACCGGTAGGATTATTTGCAGCGTAACTAGTAGGATTAAGAGTATGTTGATCAAAAATATCATCGCTGATAATTTCCATATACTCTTTGTAACCATGGAATGACCCGGAAAAGGAATTGATACCAGATAACAATCCGGTACCGGTGCCGCCTACTTGAATATACCCGGCGCTCCCAGAAGTACTCCATGAACCAGTCACTGCAGAATAATTGTTAGCAGATGCAGTGAATTGACTTAGATATAATGTAGCAGATGCCTCATGTAAAATTTTACCTTTTATATGATCCGCTGCTTTTTGTACATCTAATTGTAAAAATGGTTCACTGCTATAAGCTGATGCCGTTAATGGTGTACTGCTATAAAGTCTTACATTGTAAAAATCTCCATCGAATATCGGTATTAATGATGATGACACAGTAAAACTCTTTGCAGACGTTCGGAAACTAAGTGTAACCCTACCGTAATCCGTTGAGCCTTGATAAGAACTAGTAGCTACATAGTTAATAGACCAACCGGCAGCACCAGCAGATGAACCAGTTCTAAAAGATAAAATATTTCTCGTAGATCCGCTATCAGCAGTACGTTCAGGTTTAAACCTAAACTCAATTGTATCAGGCGGACGAATTGTTCCATTATAACTTACATATCCACGCGGAATTCGAAATGTACCAGCGTTACCATCGAATTGCAATGCATAGTAAAATTCATCAGTAATTAAATCCGGATCAGTAGTTGAAATTGCCGGACCACCATATTCTTTAATGGATATCAATGTTTGAGGAATACCATATGTAGACATCAAAGCTTTGATACTACGATCAGTACCTTTCGTCTTTAAAAGATATGGCAGGTTATTTACAATACGACGCCAAACTTCGGTAGTGATATCTTCATCAGATTTACTATGTAATGTACCTGTTGAATTGTATCGAGCATTTTCGTCGGTACCGAGTTTATATCTCCATAAAGAAGAAGCTTGTTTACCGTTAACAAGATTCCATCCCATACTAGATGCAACGCTATAAAGCAAATCTTTTGGTACACCTAATGCTGGATGTTCTTCTTTGCTATAAACTTTTGATAGATGATTGATATATGTCCAAATCAAATCAAAGTGATGACCTATCATGTTAACAAATAACACGTATTGGTCATTGTTCTCGT